TTTAGTTTTCTGTCTGGTGTTTTTTCGATTTTATTTAGTAAGTCTAAATAACTAGTCATCGGTCATTTCGATATCGGTTCTGACATCCTCTCCTACTTCTGCTTCTATAGTTACTGTAAAGTCTGTGGATCCTAATGTATTAGCCCAGGATCCTTTATGAGTATCTTTATATAGATCGATTGCTTTCTTATCGTCTGCAATAAATCCATGACTAGTCATAATGATTGCTCCTCTAGATTGAACTCCATCGATGTGATTCTTTTCTATTTGAACTTTGGTTCGTTTAGCAAATTCAAACTCCTTACCTTTTGTAACGGCTTTGATCTTACTTGTTCCTGAGTTTGTAATGTTTCCGAAAGTAATAATAACCGTTGCGTCATACCACATTGTCTTTCCTCCTTTATTTTCCAATCGAGGTTGTCCCATTGGATGTTCAGGTTTTGCAGTCCAGACTTTGTTTACTGCTACTAGAGTGTTAGTATACTTACTTGCTTCTTTTCTTGATAACATAACTTTCTGGTTTACGTTATTTCCAAATTGAGTAGACATTGCTCCAGCATTCCATTCGTTATTATTCTTATTTGATCTTACTGATAGGTCGCTTGGTACTGATCCAACTGAATCCCAGAAGAAACATAAATCGTAAGGAAGATTCCCTTTCTTTTGTTCATCAATTAAGTCTAGGATATAAACTGCTACGTCTTCTATGGTGTTTAGAGTTCCTCTATCTGCATATAGGAAAAATCCTTTGTAGTCAGTTATCTCTCCTGTCTCTTCATCTATTACTTCAGTAACTTGAAGACCCATCATTTGAGCATGAGGCCAAGACCATTTCATCTCAGTAATAATAAAAACTGGGAGTATTTGTCTTTTTTGAGCTTCAACTGCTGCTTCTAATAGTAAAGTCGTCTTTCCTGTATCGGAATGTCCTCTCAATAAAGTAATATGTCCTAAAGGAATTCCCTTAAGAGATGTTACTTCAGTAAAGGCATCTGAGACTTTTAGCCAATCTTGTTCTTTAAATTTTACTGAAGAGTTACTAAACCCTTTGTTCTTTTTAAAGTTATCAAGACTAAAACCGCCTTTGATTATTTCGCTAGCGGTTTTTGGTGTTCCTTTTTCTTTAGCCATTACTATTCGTTGAATAAATCGTCAAACTTACCTACGGTGTTTTTCTTTCCAGCAGTAGCAATCTCAAGAGTGAAATCTGTCTTATTACTTCCTAGAGCAGTCTCTAATGCTGTCGGTGCTTCGACTGCTGGAGCTACTGGTTCAATGGCTTCAGTTGGAGTTGCAGGTGCTTCAGCAATTTCTTCTCCTGGATTTAGATATCCTTGTAGTTGTTTTTTGATATATTCATAATCGAATTGAGTAAACGATTCCATTGGATTTGGTTGTGACTTTAACCATAAGTCTGCTTTTGAATCGTCATCTGATAGTGCAGATGTTTTAGGTCTAATTCTTACTGTAGTTGTTGGATAGGGATTACCTGGTGCTTGTTCAACTACCATATCGTATCCATTCATTACGTCTGTAAAGTCTCCAATGTCTTCATCTTCTGCTAAAGCAAGTAATGCTTTATAGATGTTAACACCAAAGCTCCATAAACGAACTCCTTTGTCTTCTTCACCTCTTACTACAACAGGAGCAAAGATCCTAGTCTTAGGTGATAATTTTCCTGATAAAGACCAATTCTCTTTGTCAGAAGTTTTTCTTAATTCCTTCACAAATTCTTCAATAGGATCCTGTTTACCGAAATTCGATAAAGCAATCATAGGGAACTTCCCGATATTGTAGTGAAATTTTAGTTCCTTAAAAGGAAATGAAGGGTCGTAAACGGAAGGAACAATTCGTACGTTGTGCTTTCCGTTAGTTGGTTTCCAAAAGACTTTTTCGAAATCTACTTTCTCTCTTTCGGTATTACCGTTGTTGTTTAATCCAGCCAGTTTGGCTTTGATCTGATCTAAATTCATATATAACTATTTTAAATTAAAACTCTTATTCAATATAAGGAATAAATTCCTTATTCACAACTAATTTAAAGTAAATCTATTATCTTAAATAGTTTTGTATTTACTCTCTTTAGTTCTGCTCCTTTTGTAAGTAAGATGCAGTTTTGATAATCAGCCCATTCTACTTTGTAGTTTGTATCAAGGACTCCTCCATTTAGAGATTCAATTAATCGATTTAAGGAATTAATTGTATAGAGGGTATTAGATTCTTTTTTTCTATGTACTAAAATTGTATTTTCTAGGAAATTAGATACGTTTCCAAACTCTACATTGTATGTACAGATATATTCGTCTTGACTCTTTGCATAAAGAACAAAAATCTTATTGTATATAATTTTATACTTAGTTTGTATAGTTGTAAGTAAGTCTTCTAGATTGCTTTCTGAAGAAAAAGTACAAAATAATTTATTTGACATTCCTGTTTCTTTAAAATCGTATTCGATATCGAAATCGAATTGTGGCGTATATGTGCTGATTTGGGTCATTAATAAATATGATTTTGTTTTATAAAACTAAGTTATTGCTGTATTTGAACTTTATTGGATACTTATTTCCTTGATTCATAATCTTTTCTAAAGATTCTAATGTCTCTTTTCCGTCTTCTTTATCGAAATCAAAAATTACGGCATCGTAAGTATACAATACTAATTTACTTTTCTTCTTCTGTAGAAACATTAATACATCTTTTAATATAAGTATATTTCTTGAGGTTTCCAAGCTCTGCATCATGTAGTTCATAAGTTTCTGAGGATGCATATCTGGAAGTTGTTGAGTAAATCTTTTTCCTGAGATTGGATCTTCTACGTAGCCCTCTTCCTGAAATTGCTTCCATAACTTATTTATATAGTTCTGTATTTTTTCAAAGACATCTAGAAAAGCATATTCAGGTGGAATTTTTCCATAAATTGCATGGAAGTTGATTTGTTTTGCTTTTGCATATTCATCCTCAGCTATTTCATCCTTTCCAAAGTAAAGTCTTGCTAATTGAATGTGAGCTGATTCATCTGTTAGTTCATATCCAATTTGTTCACATAACAATCTTAAATGGTATCCATCAAAGTCCATTTCAACAAATACATCGTTCTGAGGTATTATTGCTTTTCTAAACTCAGGTGCTTTAGGTATTGCTGCAAAATTGACTGAATTAAAAGCATTTGTAGGTCTTGAAGTTGTATTGTATAGATTGTATGAAGTATACGTTATACTATTCTCAATATTATAGACAGGATTGTTTGGTTTAAATAGATCTAAAAAAGCTTGATAAGTTACTCTTAGGCCTGCTCTTTCAATCATAAAGAAAACTAGAGTTGCAGTCTTATTATAAAAAGCAAAACCGTTTGGTATTTCATATTGCAATATACAATCTAAAGCCTTGTAATTCTCCTCGCAATTTTCAAATAGCTTTGTTAAGGGAATTAGAGTATTAATTTCTTTATGTTCTGAAAATCTATTGTAGAACCAGTTGTAAGTAGAGTTAGTTCTAGGTAATTCAAGTCTTTCGTACTTAGTCATGGAATATATTAACGAAAGATCTATAATATTCGTTAGTACAAAGTGGTACAACAAGTCTTTTTTGTTATATGTATATAGTGTAGTATAATTTTTTAAAACATCGTAGATACGGTTTTTATCTACATTAAGTCCCTCATCGTGGTTTATTGGAATAATATATCCCTCGGGATGATCTAGAGGTCTTAGATAAACTGCTACAGTCGAGGTAAGTAATGGATGATAATTATCGTTAGTTGATATTACCTCTATATAACCTCCTTTTTTTCCTAAGTTTGTAAGCAGTTGAATTTGCTCGTCAGTCTCTACTATATAAAACATTTGCTATAACCTTTTCTTTAATATAGTAAAAAAGGTTTATAGAAACAAGCTACTATTTAATAATACCTGCTAATTTTTGCATACGAAGAACAATATCTTCGTTTAACTTCTTATTATCCAGTTGTATTATCTTTGAAATAGCCTTCCAAGTTTCATTACCTTTTCCATCATCTACAAGAACTGTCTTGTTACTTGGATGTTTTCTAATGCTGTAGTAGGTAGTTTTATCATCTTGAAATTTTAACCTATTTCCTTTTCCTATGTCTTCTGGTTTTATCATAAGTTATTTAAGTTTATTATCAAAGCGTGCTTTTCTTGAATTATCTAATTCTGTATCTGGATCTATATAGGTAGTAGAGCTTGTTGTCAGTTCCTGCTTCTGTGCCTCTACTGGTTCTTCTACTAAGTAAGAATAATCAGTTATAAAATTTGAAATTCCTTTTATCTGCAGTTCAATTGCCTGAATAGCTTTTTGATTCTTAGTTGCAGCTCCTTCAAATTTATATTCCCCGAACATCATATCTTCAGCTGGTCCTTGAAGAATCCAATCTACTTCTGCAAAGTTTTGATTAGGTAGATCTACTTTAGCTTGGTTATAAGTATCCTTATCTGTTTCGGATATCTTATTTGTAGCCTTATCTTGAACGAAATATCGTTTTGTCTTTCCGTTCTGTTTTTCTAGTTTACTTATTGCTTTTTTTGCCAATCCAGTAGCCATTGCGATGGCGGCGGCTTTCAATCCTGCTTTTAACCCGCTTGGTACTTTTAATTCTACTTTATCTAAACGTACGCTATCTTTTGAGGGCTCCTTGCCTGAGTAGTATTTTCCTAGAGAGTCTTCTACATAAAAACCTCTATACTTTTCTCTAGTATCCATGTTAACAAAAGTAAACCCTAGGGTAAACTTTGCTTTCTTGTATGATCCATCTGGTACAAATGCGCCCATATCTTTATATCAATTTTTCTTAACTATTAATAAAATTATCAACGTCTGCAACAGTAATGGTAGATTTTCCAGCAGCTATACCAGGATTCTGAATTGCTATCTTCCTTGCCCATTTTCCACCGTCGTTTCTTTCACTACCGATTACCCAATCTGGAGATTTCTTAAGAGACACAGGGTAGAAATTAGCTCTGTAAAGCTGTCCAGCAGTCGTAGGTGATTTACTATTAAATCCTAAGGCTTTAAAGTAAGTTTCAACTAAGTCTAGTTGAGCAAGTCCCATATTCTGAATTGCTGAAAGTTGGTATCGAGTTCCGTTAATAGTTTTATAGGATAGTCCTTTGTCATCTGGACAGAATTGAGTTAGTCCTACACATCCTATACCGTTTACCTGAGTTGTCTTCAAGTACGATTCTTTCCACATTATATGTCTTAACATCTCTTCGGTAGCTCCTATTGCTGCAGCTACCTGTTTAGTTTTTTCTTTAAATCCAGGGAAGTCTTTTTCAGCTTGATCATAAGCGGTAATCTCATTCTTACTGATTGGTCCGTTTCCTGAAGATCCTAGTCCTTTTACTACAACTTCTTTTCTAGGTTTTGCTTGTGGTTTACTTCCTGATAGAGTTATAGTCTGTGCCTTGAGTGAAGTTATCCATTTATTATTTGAAATCTTATGAGAAACTCCTGTTATAATAAAGCCTATTGCTCCATTATATTTTGTAGGCATTATTCCTTCGTTAATCTTAAAGGCTTGCCCTATTTTTATTCCAGATATTCCATCTAAGTCAATTCCTACTTCAAAAGGAACGATACCTGCTGGTCCTGATGCTCCTTTTGATTCGTCATACTTATTCATATACGTCGCAGCATATTGAGAATAGTTTCTCTGCGCTTCTTCTAGTTTTTGTACATCGAATTGTTTATCCTTATAGAACGTTTGTAGAAACGATGCATATACCTTCTGTCTTTCTGTTTGTTGATCTTCAATATCTTTTTCAGTAGTAGCAGCTCTATCAACTTTTCTATCAGTTATAATCCTATCAGATAATCCTTCGTTCCATCTAAGTAGCGCAGATGCATCTACTCCTACGTCCGATCCTCCTGCTTGTGCAGATATTGCAATCATAGTAGTTAAAGCTGGAGATAGTTTAGTAGTAAAGTCAAACTTACTAACTGTTGAACTTAAACCTGTAATATCTAATACCTTTAAATCCTTATTTTCTACAGAAACTTGTCTATCTACAATATGATAATAATGTGTCGTTTCGTCTAAGTGTAGACCTAGTTCATTTATCTCTCCTAATGCCATTTTAACTTTAGCAAAGATAGCGTTAAATATATTAAACAAACTTCTCTCTTCAGCTGGTTTAGTTAATATATCAGCTAATAGTCCTAGCAACATATCTGTATTTAGGTAGATATCCATAATATCTCCAGAACCTCCAGAAGCAGTTTGAAAAGTTTTAACCACAGGCTCTCTGAATGTACGGAAATAGCATTTTGTTTCCGGAGCAACTATACAAGTAGAGGGGTCTATCGATTCATGATACTGGAATGTATTATACCTATTTCCTCTAGCTATACTTATTCTTGATAGAGGCTCTCCTGTTTGATCAACTAGGGTTAGTGCATTTATTAACTTACAAAAACCTTCTAGAGTTATGTAATTAAAGCTAGTTGTAATAGCTCCGGTTTTAAGCTGTACTGATACAGTATCGCTTTCCGTACCGTTATTAACTGTCGTAGCTAGGCTTGCAAACCTTAAAGTAGAGTCAGTATTTACTTCATTGTACCTTTTCCAAAAGTTTGGATACTTACGTTGAATTTCTGCTGTAGCATCCACAGTAGTCCAGTTCTTAATACAAGTAAGTACTCCCTGTAGAACTGTTGCTTGTGGATTCTGATCTGTAGTTGGAGTTACTGTAGATGTAGTTGCTGCTGCTGTATTTGTAGGTACAAATGAAGCACCTGTCTGCATAACTGGAAAACCTGTCTTTGGGTCAATCGGTGGCGTTGGAGGAACTGGTGCTGATACTTTATTATGAGTAGTTACATCTAGAAGTACCTGTAAAGATTCTACAATCTCACCAATAGATATTAAAGTAGTTGTACAATCATATCCTCCATCTGCTCTAAAGCTCCAGGAGAAGTTTTTTACAAAACCAAAGATAGCATCATAGTTATATGCACTCTGTTTTTTTAATCTATTAATTTCAGCGTAGATTGTATTTTTTGTATAATTTCCAGCGAAAAAGTTTTGAACGGTCTCTACGTTATAATCGTAAGGTGGTTTTCCGTCTTTAGTATATAGGCTATGTCCCCATTCTAGAAGTGCAGTAAAGCCAGGTCTCATGTAAAGCTGCTCTAGATCAGTTAACTGAGTTAAGCTCCAACAGGTGAAGTTTACCGTTGCTTCTTTCAGTACTCCAAATCTATTTATTGATCTAACCTCTACATCAAGTATACCTGGCATGGGACGAAATCCTATTGTCTCTGTATAGTTACTATAGCTCAGGTCTCCATGTTTTCCTAGTTGCCCTGCTACAAGTACGTACTCTTTTGCAAGCTTACTACCTTCAGAATTATTGACTCCTGATGAAAGTTTTGCCCAACCTGTTCTAGAGGTTAGGTACATTAGATCGTGATTATCACGATTCTTCTTTTTCATGATATTCTTTCTCAGATCTATTTGAGCTAAAACGTCTGAATCTAAAGGACCTCCTATAACTTTTTCTGCCATCTTACTTATTAGCGTTTCTGTAATTATCTATAACAGTATCTATATTTCCTGGTATTCTTAATTGAACTCCTGGTTCTACAACTAAGGATGCTTGTTGTGAGTTGTTTGCACAAGCAATAATCCACCATAAACTAGAGTCGGAGTAGAATTGTTGAGCTAGAGTATCATACCGATCTCCTGCTGATGTCATTACATAGTAATCGTTTACATCTCTAGGAATATCCGGATATCTAGTTGTAACTAAATATTCGACTCCATCTGCTGTATTGGCTGTTTTTGTATTACTGTATCTATTCATGATATAATATTATTACGGAGTCTAAGCAAGTTGTGAACGACGTGTTAACACTGAATTAGAAGTTCCGAAAACTGGAGGTGCTGGTGCAAAGTTATTAGGGTTATTATACGCCTCTTCTTTTTCTGGAGGAGGTATTAATGTTTCCGCTAATGGATCTGGAGCTGGCTCTGTTACGAAAGGAGCATTACCTGCTTCTGTATCTCCTGTTGTTATATACTTGTTATATCCTGCTGTTGGAGTAAACGTATGAATTGGTGTAAAGTCTATATTACAATCCATTACCATTGGGAGTTCTTGCATTGTCTTATCACCACGTCCTGATCCTTCTGGTTCTGTCATTGCTATTTCCCATGGATACTCCGTATTCCAGTTATAAGTCACGCTGTTCATTATTCCAGGTAATTCGTATACATAATCTCCTAATGTTAATTTAACAATAGTACCTCTCATAAACTGTCCCTTTCCTCCATATGTAGGAGCTGTAGACGAAGCTAGGTAAATCATCTTTTTATATATAGGCATCATCTCTTGTCTAGAAGCTGCTGCTATTTTAAAAGATAAGGAAATTTTTCTTTGGAATCCAGCATAGGTATAGAAAGTTTCACCTCTACCTAGATACTTAGTATCATTCCAGTTTCCACTGTAGTTATCTGAAAATGAATCTAGAAATGCTCTAAAGTAAAGGACTGTTTCTTTACGGTCTGGAGTAATAACGTGAAATCTAAATTTAACTAAGTCTCGTCCGTCTGTATTTCCATCTACTTTACCGCTTCCATCAACTACTGTAGCTGTACTAGGAGCTAGTGCGTTTATTCCATCTATTTCAAGACCAGTACCGGATCCTGACCAGTAGTAGTTTGCTGTCTTATAAGCATCTTTTCTAGCTCCTTGATCTCCTAAACGTACTCTCTTTTCTTTAGTTATGTCTCCGTTAAGAGATTTTATATTCGCTTGTTTTCTTAAGTATGTATATTCGTCGTAGAAGAAGTTATTTGAAATATTGTACTGTCCTTGAAGTAACTGTCCTACGCTGTCTGAAGCATAAGAGCTGTAGACTATACTGTCTGACTTTCTAGATTGTTTTACTACTGATATATCTCCAGAAGTATCTATATCAACTAACTTACTTTTCTGTTTAGTTACGTCAATAGTTATATTAGTTCCGTGATTTGCAGCACTATGTACATCGGTATTTTTTAAGTAAGGCGTTGTTCCTCTTCCAAATCCTTTTTGAAAGTGAACTCCAGTTTCATTTACAAGAGCCTGTGCTAACGTACTTCCTACAGTAATTATACTATCTATAGCAGCTTTTCCAATTGCTTTTATGAAGTTTTTTGGAGAAGCTGGTTGCAGTTTCTTCCGTTGATCAGCTAATTCATACTTATATGTTAATGCTGATAGAGCTGTATTATTAATAAGGTACTTTATTCCAGGTTTATCGACAAACATCTTAGTCAGTCGTTGAACGTCGTCTATACGTGCTTGACCTTCAACAGCAAACTTATTACTGGAAGGTTGATTGTTTATGTCCTTAGTTACGTAGGGTTTTTCTGCTCCATACTGAAGGCTCTTTAAGTCTGTCTGGAGATTGATTAGTCCCATTACCTTTAGGTATTACGTTGGCCTGTTTTTATCGTAAGGAAGTTTGAACATTGTTGGCGATTCTGGATTAGTTGTCATTGATGGTATTACACCATTTAGATCATATGTAGATGGATTTGGCCATGAACTATTATCAAACCTACCTCCAACAAGTTCCGGATCATTAGTGATCGAGGAGTTATAATGTAACGTTGAGTATTTAGAGGAGCCTGGTATAGAGGATATGTTACCTCCATTATTTATCGATAGGTTCGAATCACCGTTTTGTAATTTGTCGTAAAGTCCCATATTGTATGTGTTTTTAATTTATAATAAATAGTTAAAGTAATTCTTTTATTACGTACCTAGGACGCTTGACTGATATCCTATTGATTCAACTAGTGTATTAGCTCCTACACGTATATTTGTAGTTCTTTCTGATTTAGCTACTGCTATAAGTTCTTGCAATAAAGCCTCTACGTTACCTCCTAGTTTAGTTCCACCTGCCATTGTAATTGTATCTTTTTCTAAAGGCATAATCTTAAAGTCTTTAACTGGTATCTCTTGCGTAGCTTTTTTATTTAGTACCGATCTAGCTCGTTCTGTCTTGTTCTCTTGTTCAGCTAACAAACCTGAATCAGAATCATACTTACCAAAGCTTAAGATTTCTAATGTTGAATCCGCAAATCCACGAGCAAAATTACCAAGTCCGGAACCTCCTTGTGCTTGTTCCTGTAATCTATCAGCTTGATTAACTGATAATGTACCTCGTTGAACCGCAGTTGCTGCATTAGTTGTTGCCGCTTTACTATTTGCTCCTGTTAGCTCTCCAATCCAATGAGCAAAGTCAATTATCGCATCTGTCAATGTATCTAAAGCTCCTGATTGATCTAATTGACCTAGTTTATCCTTAAGCTTTTCCATTGCTGCACTAAATGCTTGACTAACCGTTAACTGTTTTTTCATATCGTCAATAGTAGCTCCATTCATTGCCATGTCTTGAGCTGCATTTGCTTCTTTCTCTTTTCCTGCTTTCTGGAGCTCTGCTACATAGTCTTTTTGCGACTGCGTAAGTTTTTGATTAACTAGATATGCTCTATTTATCTGATCTGCCGACAGTCCTGACATAGCAGCCATAGACTCCATGATGAGTGGATTCTTTCTCTGCTCTTCTGTTAGTCCTTGCATTTGTTGCATTACATCTGCAGTAGCACCTGCTATATCACCTGTTAATGCTTTTGATCTAGCTTTCTCTAAATTAAACTCCTTACCTGTAAGTAATTCTAGAGTTAGTTCATTACCTATTGACGATTCAAAATCCAGTAAGGTTTTAGATACTGAAGCAGCATCTTTTAATTCTAAACCAAATTTAGACATTTGACGAACGCCTTCTGCAATTGCTTTAACGTTAAATCCAAAATATCCTTTAATCTCTAAACTTGTCTTAGCGACCGAACTCATAAGTTTGTTGAAAGGAACCATTCTTCCGGTTACTTTAGCAGCAGCATTATTAGTTTCGTTCATATCGTTAGTAACTTTTTCTGCATTCTGTCCCTGTGCTTCAAAAAGTAAATTTAAGTCAGAGGCAGCATCAGCTGAAAGTCCTAAATTTTCTGTAAGAAATACCTGATTAGTAAGAGTACTATCTTGAAGTTTTGTATAAACTCCTAAATTATCTACTAATGCACTCTGTGCTGCTATTAGAGACTTGGATGTTACAAGTATATTATCTGAATTTGTCGCTACGTCAATAAAGTGAAGACGCATCTTATTTGCAGATTCTCTAGCTATTCCTAGATTTTTTGCTATGTTGATTGTATTTTCTTGGGCTCCTGCAAAGATATCCCATACAAACTGTAGCGCTTTTATTAACAGTCCTATCCAACCTCCACCACCTATTACTGAAGACATCATGTCTCCTCCCATGGCTTTCATCCCAGCCATTCCTTTACTTTTATTTTGAGTAGCTGTTGCGGCTTCTCCTTCAGTATCTGAGATTCTTTTACTTTTTCCTGTTGAAGTATCGTAATACCTCATCTTACCGCTCTTATCTCGTTTACCTATTATGCCTTCAACCTTAGCTTGCTCTACTGCTATCTTCCTAGCAGCTTCGGCTGCTTTTTCAAACGGACTTGCTAACTTCCCTAGTCCTGGTACATTCTTTGCTACATTAGCTAAATTGTTAAAGAACTTAGTTGACTTATCTAGCTTGGTTGCATCTCGTACTATACCTCCATAAACTGAGGCTAGATTTTTTGCATTATCTCTAGCTTCAACTAATAATTCAGCTTGTAACTTAAGTAAAGCTCCTTGTTCTTTGGAAGCCCTAGTACTTCCAGATAATGCTTTTGATGCTTCAACCTGTATTCTTCTAATCTCTAAATTTAAAGCACGTACTATATTAAGCTGTTTTGATTGTTCACCTAGAGCTTGATTGGCTGCCTTCTGCGTCTTTAAAGCGTTATTCTGTATTTCTGCAACCTTATTAGCAGAGTTCTTTACCGTAGTAAAGTAGTTCGAATAAGTTGTTAGACTTGCACCAAGTTCTCTATTTAGGTTTCTACTACTGCCTGCAATATCCTCCATTGCACGGCCTATGCCTTGTGCATTCTCTAAAGCTTTGTCATTTAGTCCTGCTAAATTATTATCTGCCATAATTATAGTGTATACTTATAAATAGTAAAAGCCTCTATTTTGTAGAGGCTCTTGTTGTGTAATTAGCTACAGGATCGGGTCTGTT